AGTCCTATACGAGGCGGGGAAATCATGCACACAGGCATGATCCCCTTCCTTAAGAAATGGTTTGGTGACTTAAGGAGTTGTAGCCAAGGTGGTATCCGCAACGCAAGTGCTACAGTATTCTATCCCATATGGCATCATCAGTTTGATGACTTGATCGTATTAAAGAACAATCAAGGCACAGAAGAAACACGTGTACGACACATGGACTATGGTGTCGTGCTTAATGCTATGTTTTGGCGTCGCTTTAAGAACAAAGAAAATATCACATTCTTTGATCCTAACGAAGTACCTGACCTATACGAAGCATTCTATAAAAATACGAAACTTTTTGAAGAATTATATGAAAAGTATGAACGTCAAAAAGGTCTACGTAAGAAAGTCCTAAGTGCAGAAGAAGTTTTTAAAAGTGGAATATTAAAAGAGAGAACTGATACTGGACGTATCTATCTTGTGTTTATTGATAATGTGATGGATCAAGGTCCGTTTGACCCAGAATATCATACGATCTATCAAAGTAACTTATGCTGTGAGATCTTATTACCAACTAAATCATTTAAACGTTTAGATGATGATAAAGGTCGTATCGCTCTTTGCACACTAGGCAGCATCAACTGGGGTGCGTTCCGTAACCCAGAAGATATGCGCCGTGCTTGCCGTATCCTACAACGTAGCTTATGTAACATCTTAGACTATCAAGACTTTCTATCAATACAATCTAAACTCAGCAATGATGAGATCCAACCTCTAGGCATTGGTGTAACTAATCTTGCTTACTGGCATGCTAAGAAAAATCTACAGTATGGTGAATCGGACGCACTTCAAGAAGTTAAAACTTGGATGGAACATCAGGCATTTTACCTAACAGAAGCAACTGTGGAATTGGCTAAAGAACGTGGCGCATGTAAAGACAGTGATAAAACACGTTATGGGCAAGGATACTTTCCCTGGGAACGCCGCGCCAAGGCTCTAAACAAATTAGTAGACTTTACACCAACACGTGAACTAGATTGGGAGCAGTTACGCAGTGATATGAGATCATATGGTGTACGTAATGCCACGCTGATGGCTATCGCTCCAGTAGAAAGTTCCAGCGTTGTAATTAATTCAACTAACGGTATTGAAATGCCCATGAGCCTAATCTCAGTTAAAGAATCTAAAGCAGGATCATTCATACAAGTTGTTCCGGAATATAACAAACTTAAAAATCGTTATCAGTTGATGTGGGAACAACGGGACTGCGTCGGATATTTAAAAACTGCAGCTGTCTTAGCAGCCTATGTAGATCAAAGTATTTCAACAAATACATTCTACAATCCAGCACACTTCTCAGATCGTAAAGTACCAACTACACTGATTGCTAAAAACTTGATGCAGGCACATGCGTGGGGTATTAAAACATTCTACTATAGTTTAATTAACAAGGCAGGTAGTAAAGCGGTAGATGAAGTAAAACCAGAAGTACGAGTAGAAGAATATATCGAAGAGGACTGCGAAAGCTGTAAACTATGACATTGGGAATTTATGGTGATTCGTATGGCGTTAAAAATTTAAATTCGTACAAATTATGGATTGACTTAGTAGCTGAAAGATTAAACGTACCATGCACTAACTATAGTAAAAATGCGAGTTCATTGTTCTATTCTTACAATCAATTTTTAGACACACATAAACAACATAACATGATTATTTTTTTAGTCACGTTTCCATTTCGCTATACAAAATCAATACTTCTAGATGTAACCGGTAACAAAGAACATCACATTTCTGGAATACACAATATTGAGTATCTGATTAAAAAGCACAAAAATTTAACAGACGCTGATAAAAAATTATTAAACTCTTTAAAAAATTGGTTCTCCTTAATGGATGAAGATTTTTATACTACATCTCAAAAATTTATAGTCGAAGATATTATTATACGTCGTCCTGATACTATTATTATGCCGTGTTTTTATGAATCGTTAACTCCAGAACAATATGAAAAATTTGGATTACTAGGATACGAACATTTTTATCACCTCACTAAGTTACAATGTCAATCACTTAACTTGCCTTTCTCTCAGTATCACAACTACGAAGAAAATAAGGAAGTAATAAATGGACATCTTACTCCAGAATTAAATAATATAGTTGGAGATTTAGTTTATAATAGAATAGTTAATAATAAATGGAACGGCTTTCCAATAGACCCAATTGAACATGAATTTACATTAAAGGAATACTACAAAAAATATGAGTAAAGCCCAATACGATTTAAAACACGACACAGACTATCTTAATCGCAAGATGTTCCTAGACCCAGCCGGACCTGTAACTATCCAACGATTTGAAGAAGTTAAATATAATAAAGTAGTTAAACTAGAACAAACAGCCAGAGGATTCTTTTGGGTTCCAGAAGAAGTTAGTTTGACTAAAGATTCAAATGACTTTAAAGATGCTAGCGAAACGGTTCGACATATTTTTACCAGTAACCTACTCAGACAGACAGCCCTAGACAGCCTACAAGGTCGTGGGCCAGCACAGGTATTCACACCAGTGGTAAGTATTCCAGAATTAGAAGCACTGATGTATAATTGGAGTTTCTTTGAAACTAATATACACAGTCGCAGCTACAGCCATATCATACGTAATATCTATAACGTGCCCAAGGATGTGTTCAACACCATCCACGACACACAAGAGATAGTCAGTATGGCAAGTACCATTGGCAACTACTATGACAAGCTACATGTGATTAATTGCAAGAAAGAATTAGGGCAAAAAATAGATGAACAAGAACATATCAAAGCCATATGGTTGGCACTAAATGCCAGTTACGGACTCGAGGCGTTCCGTTTCATGGTATCATTTGCTACGAGTCTAGCCATGGTTGAGAACAAGATCTTCATTGGCAACGGTAATATCATCAGTTTGATCTTACAAGATGAAGTTCTACACAAAGAGTGGACTGCCTGGCTTATTAATCAAGTGGTTAAAGAAGATGCTCGTTTCGCTCAAGTAAAAGAAGAGTGTGCTGAAGAAGTCTATGCTATGTATCAGGATGTAATCCGTGAAGAAAAAGCCTGGGCTGACTACTTGTTTAAACTAGGTCCAGTTATTGGTCTTAATGCTAACATCCTAAAAGAATTTGTAGACTATACCGCAGTTGGCGCACTTAAAGATATAGGTATTAAGTATCAGGAACCAGCACCTAAGACTACTCCTATACCTTGGTTTAACAAGCACAGCGATACAAGTAAAAAACAAACAGCCTTACAAGAAAATGAATCAACGAATTATGTGATCGGAGTCATGGGTGAAAACGTTGACTACGATGAATTACCGGAGTTATAAAATGTTAACAGTCTACAGTAAAAATCATTGTCCTTTTTGCGATAAGGCCAAACACTTATTAAAAACAAAAAATATCGCATACGAAGAAATCAAGATCGATGAAGATCAAGAAGCACGTGAGTGGTTAATCGCTCAAGGTCATCGCACAGCACCACAGATCTACAAGGGTGATGAATTGTTTGTAGAAGGTGGATATCAAGGACTGGCTAAGTTAAGTGATGAAGAATTATTCAATAAACTAGGGGATTCAAATGCTTGAAAGTAAAGGATATGCTAAAGATACAGTAGTATCATTTAAAATTGTTAACGGTGACGAAATCGTTGCTAAAGTCATTGAAGAAACAGATGCAGGATATATTATCAGTAAACCTTGTACAGTAATGCCTAGTCAAAAAGGTATGGCTTTGATGCAGAGTTTGTTTACTAGTGACTTAAATAAGAATATAACATTAGATAAACGCCATGTAATGTTACATAGTACTACTGTTAAAGATGTAGAAGACTATTATATACAAACCACTACTGGAATTACTCCAGTTAGTGCTGGCGGTATTATAACATAGGGTAATAACAATGGGTGACCAAACCACAGCCGATAATATAGTAACGGCTAAAGCAGGAACGGTAGTAGCTGAAAATCTCAAGCTAGCTCTAGCTACGCCAAGTAGCAGTAGTTTGACTCCCAGCACTATTACTGCTATGGTCGGTATCAATGCCGGCTCAGCATTACAACTAGCACCTGATGTGCAAAATGTTATGACTGCACTAGCTGCTAAAGCAGCCAGCGGTGATTTCCCAGCTAATGTTCAGGCACAAACAGCCCTGACAAATTTAACAACACTACAAAACAAAATTTTACCTCCCGGTAATCACGGTGCCTTTGGATCATTTTTAAATCAAGCCAAATCACATGTTGGTGACTCTACTGATTTACAAAATACAACTAACTTTATCAGCAATAGTAGTTTTAGTGACTTTGGTTCAGGTATCACTAATATGAGCAGTATGGTAGATCAAGGATTGACAGGCAAATTTGGTAGCTTATCAGCTGCCAGCGCAGCATTATCATCATCAGGAACAATGTTTGATGGAATAGATCCTAAAAATATTGGATCTCCAACTGGGTTGGTCCAAGCATTAAATAATAACAAATTAGGCAATGCATCAGGAGTTAACGCTAAATTAGCGGCCGCAGGAGTCAACTTAAATGATCTGACCAATCCTGTTTATGCAGACAAAATTGCACAGGTTACAGGCAGTATTAAAGATCCAGCGGTGCTTAACACAGTCGCTGATCAATTTGGTCAAAACCCATTTGGTGGTCTACCAAGTTATAACGGATCAGACAGTAGCCTATATACTAATTCAGCAAGTAAATTGCTAGGAGGAGCCTAAGATGGTTATCGGCGCAGATCTGGCACCTGAAGTAGGTAGTGCGGGAGGAATCCAAAGTCTTAAGGATCTTGGCGACTATACTAAGACTGCTGACCCTAATGCTATAAAAGGACTGACTACTGATGCTGCCGGTATAGCCGGCAAATTCAGTGACATGGGTGCTAGTTTCCCTAATATGGGATCGGCTACTGATATGTTAAGTAAAATATCAGTACCTAGCATTCCTAATCTGGACGCAGCCGCACCAACATTAAATAGTTTAACATCTGGATTAAGTAGCCAACTTAATTCAATGACAGGTGCTAGTTTGTCTACTGCATTAAGTCCTAATCTAGGTCCAGGCGGCTTACCCAGTATTACTGACTTTACTCAAAGCGTAGCAGGCGGACCTGCTTTTACTAACATTCTCAATAACGGAGTGACGGTTGATACCATTGCCGCACTCGAAGCTTCGACCAGCAAAGCAACATCATTATTTGCCACAGCAGGCGTAGATTTAAATAGCCCTCCTTCGCCTGGCCTAGGCACTAGCATGAACTTTGCTACCGGTTTACACAAATTTGGTACTAACAGTGAGATAAGTGGATTATTAGGTAATATGGCTGTACCGGGAACACAATATGGTGATTCTATTAAAGCCAGCCTAGCAGAAGGTCGCAATATAGCATTATTGGAACAAAATGGTATAGCACCTCTCAACTTTAATAATTTACCAACTTACACTGGCGAGGATAGTAGTTTAAATACCAATGCCGGTGCTAGGCTACTAGGAGGTTAACGTGTATCTTAATCCAACAGTAGAATATAATCATATCAGTGAATGGTTATCTACTTTGATTGGAGAACGGATTACACCTCGTAATTTAGTCAAACGTCTTAGCAAACATCTCAACAAACATCAACATCCTGTGCGTGTAAAATTATACACTGGTGCCAAGGGAGCCCTTGAACCTGGTGAGTTTACCATTGGCGCAGAATATGATCCAGGTCTAGATGAAATCAAAAAGAAACAATTTATCATAGACTTTATCTTAAATCATCCTAAGACTGTTCCGATGATCATCACCAGTGGAATGGCAGATCAAATGGCCATCGACCTAGTAGAAACATTAATACATGAGTATGAACATCAACGACAGTTCCGCAGTCGTAGATATCGCTATCATAGGAATACCTATCGCAGTAATCACAGTGATCCTGATAAACGTGCTGATCAGGAATATCTAGGTGACCCGGATGAAATAGATGCTTATGCGCAAAATATAGCGGCTAGACAATATTTAATGAAATATAAGTTAAATATTACTAGTGCTAGTGAGGTTAACAGTCCTGATTTAAAACAGTATTACAAGGCATTTGGCAAGGATCATGAAATAACAAAATTGTTATTGAGAAAAGTTAAAGCAAACGTAAAATACTACAAGGAAAACGACAATGGCAAAAATCACAGACGAGCATTTAAACGACCCCAATTTAAACGTAGATGATGATGTCCTAGGCGACATCGCTCCTGAAGATTATGTATTTGTTGTTAAGCCCAACGGTGTTCTTAAAGGTATAAGCCTACCTGAAGTAGACACAGAAACTAGCCCCGAAGTAGAAGAGATATTTAATTTCTTTATTCGTCAGGCTGGTGCTAAGAGTTACCTAGCCAGCACGACTATTCACTAGGCTACGCAGTTCGAATAAGGTAGCGATCACATCACCTTCGTGTAAGATTGCTTTTCCACCCGCCGCACGCCATTCTTCGATGTTGCTGGGGCGATCGTCAATCAATACGTCATCGGCACTTTTACAGTGCATGTGTTTATCACTGCTGTAAGGACCAAAGAATACTGGAATTTTTGGCCAGCGACTTTCAATCCATTTGATCTTATCCCAATGCACCCATGGCACATCATTCTGTCTAGGGATAGCTGTTAAGAATTTCACATCCATATGGTGCTGTTTGGCTAACTCGCAGACTTCTTTGACTAATCGATCTGCGTCAGGCATTTCGGGTAAATCTCTATATACTCGTTGATTAGCTGAAATCTTAGCCCAACCTTCTTGATCATAACGGACACCACCTGGTGTCCTGAAACCCACTATCGGTTCAGCGTAGCCATCGAAATCTGAGACTACACCATCCATATCTAAATAAATTGTTGCCATTGTTTTCCTCTTAGTCTAATTCATGTTTAATACGCCATATGGCTATTCTTGTTTTTGGTCCTATAGTACCCGTAGGTTCTATACCTTTTGATCGTTGGAATTCTTTAATTTTTTCTTTCGTGGACAAGTCAGGCATGCGTTCACGACACACTTTATGATACTTATCAAAAACATTTAACAAATTACAGTCTCGACCTGTGACAGCATCTAGGGCATGATCAGTCAATGTCTTGCCAGTGGTACCATAGGCCACAGCATCACCCGCAGTCTTAGCAGTGTCCACAGTTTCTGCCACAGTCACCGCAGTAGCACCTGCACCCATATTGCCGGCTATCATGGTCACACAACCTTGTAATAGCAAACAACTTAATAAAAGTAATCTCATCCCCATTGTAATAAAAATTGTGTTACTAATTCTCCATTGGGAAAGTTCATGACCATGCCTTCATGATGCATACGTCCTTTGGGTAGATGTTCCTCCATCCAACGGTATATGCCCTTTTCATTCTGTATCCACCATGCGAAGTCTGCTATGACTACAGTATAGTGTGTCCAGCCTATTTCCTCTGGCGTGACTACTATAAATCTACGACCGTTGGCTCCGTCTAGTAAGCTCATAGATATTTTAATACAAACAAGGTATAATCTTCATCATGTTCGAAATCAAGATGGACTGCTGTAACTCTATCATAGCCAACCGGAGCATCGTCGCATGTCATGACTTGTATTTCTTTGCGTATCTCAAATTTAAGTTCTTTACCGATACTCATAGCAGTATAGTCGCGACTTAACCTGTGCCATAACTTACCCCATTCTTGTTCAGTATAACTTAATGTTCTCATAGTTCTATATACTGTAGTTTAAAGTTATCAGCACGATGTTCGTGTCCTAGATAGCCACGTGGATTACACACGATCCTAGTAGTACCGATCTCATAGTCAAAGGGTTCATGCGTGTGGCCATGAGTCCATAGACGAATCTGTGGACGATAAGCGATAAAGTCATCTAGGTCGCTGGCAAAAGCACCATTCATGATCTTATCGTTGGCATACTTAGGATGTATGCTTTTCATACTAGGGCAATGATGCCCGACTACGATGAACTTATAGTTAGGACGATCGTAGGTAATATGATTGATATAGTCCATTGACTTCTTATGTAGTACCACCGTGTCTTCTGGAGTAAGACGTGCAGGCTTACCATATTCATTTAAAGTCCTGGCACTGTTAAGGATAGTCCTATAGTCCGTCATCATGCTGTCAACATGATATAATGTAAGGCTATCTTCCTCATTCATGTTAGTCCATAAGGTGGTACCAATAAAGGTATATTCTCCAATATCTACGGTTTCATTGTCTAAGATGTGTAGATTATCATGTGCTAATTCACGTTTTAAGTGTGCGGCAGTATATTGTATGTCATAGGCATAGTGTTCGTGATTACCTAGGACATATATGACCTTAGGGAAACGTTCACAGCATTCTTTAAAAAACTTCCTATAACGGCTGTCATGATGATGCACACCATTCAAATGTTTGGCCACAATAATATCACCACTCAATACTAATACATCAGCATTTTCAGTATTATTTAATTCTAATGCACCAAACTCTAAGTGTAGGTCACTACCCAATGCTATCTTCATGTCCACTCCAACAAAAACTTGCTACACTCTGCTTCTTGTTCAAAATCTAAATAAAACAATTCATCATCGGTCAGCATACGGATATCGTATCCATGAGCACGCAACCACCCTGGAACTTCATCCCAGACAAAATATCCATTCTCAAGACCAAATCTCGTGATGATCTTATCTACCAAGTGATCACTGAGTTGTAGTCTCATGCGTATTTTAATTTAAACAAAAAGAATTTCTTGTCATCAACTATATCATAGTTAGGTAATATACCATCATAGTCATAGTAGATACGGATGCCATAATGTTCAGTAAGCCAAAATTGGAAGTCAGCCTTGTCCCCACCGGAATCACCATATTCTAACTGTGCCTTGCGTAATAGTTCCCACCAACGTCCATCATCACCTACGATCGTGTTTATGCGTTCTTGTGGTTGGTATAAATGATTGTTATTACTCATAACCATGTCATAGTAAACCAAGATGCATCAGCAGGACGTTCAAACCACCAGTGTTCGACATCATAGAAAAAACGTCCCCCAGGTTGATCCCAACACCATTTCTTTATTTCTGGATATTGATCACAGGGTATTTTTTCGTGGATATCTCGTGTATTAGTAAATGGACAAGGTATCTTAGTCCAACACCTTATTCTAACTTCTTTAGTTTTGTTCCAATATTTCATAAATTGATTGCCTTATTATTTTGTGAATACATATACTCCCTCCCACTTTTCACGCCCTTCTACTTTATTATTACCCACACCAGGACGTGTATTTAATATCATCTTGATAGTCTGTTTGTGTTTAAAGCCTAGACTTTCAGCAGTGCTGATCCAACGATCAACGACTTTAAATTCTTTGTTACCGTATGACTTGTAGTCAGCGATGTTAGTAGCAAATATTCCGTCACTGTTTAAACCCTTGTAGATATTCCGCATGGTCGGTGCCGCATAACCTTCAAACCACTCATCTAATGTGGTATAGCGATTCATACACTGTGTGGGTTCATCACAATACTTTTCTAGGTTAAAGTATGGTGGACTGCTAAATGCCAGGTCTATGTCTTCGGGCTCATATTCTTCGCTGACACTCTGTATGATTTGCCCACTGTTACCTATAGCTAGATGTATCAAACTGTTTAGATAATTCAAGTTAGCCACAGTTTCAGTATTGGGATCTATGCCCGTATAGTTAAATACCATCTTGCTGGTGGTGATGCCCAACAATCTACCACCATAGCCAGCACTATAATCGTAGACATTACCCCATAAGATAGGACAGAGATATTCTACAATGGTTCGAGCATGCATGGGCTTGAAGTTCTGTACATTCTCACCCGTGACCAATTCTAGTGCCCGACGTAAGGCAGTTGGGCTGACTAGATTCTGCCCATCACGATGTTCGAAACATAAACGGATAGCACGGTGTAGTTTACGATCATCTAAGAAACGATCACGCAGGCTATTACTACCACGACCTTTGGGCTCAGCAGTCATCATGTTAGGAAAACAAAAACGATTAATTGTCTGTCCTTGATTGTTGCCTAAACCAATACGATCGTTTTTAACTTCATTGCTGATGCTGTCATACAAGACTTTGATATCAGTGATCAATCCCTGTTCAGTATAGTAGTCAATGGGTACTACATTGATGCTACGGTAGATCGCAAACACTTCTTCTATAGTTTTCTCTGGTGCACTTTGGTAACGAGCTTTGGTATAACCAGCTAACTGCTCTGCTACTGATTCATAGCAGGTAAAGGTGGTTTCTCCCTGTAGGCGTGCTAGAGTAGCATACTGCTCTACTCCCCATGTTTTATGTAGTTGTTCGATCATGCTAGTATTATACACTCAATCTGCCGTAAACACAAGCGAAATTTTTGGTTGACAAACAATAAAAATGAGCATATAATACTAGTTATGAAAAAATTTGAAACTAACGACATCTTACAATGGACCGGTGCTCCTTTGATCATCACAGGGCATACATTGAACGCTATAGGACCAAGCATGTATCCTTGGAATATCTTGGTATTTTTCTGGGGTACGGCCTGCTTTTTTGCTTGGAGTATAAGGACTAGAAATCGCCCGCAGACCCTGGTAAATTTCATCAGTTTAACCATAGGTTTATATGGTATTTTTAGTGCATTTTTTGGTTGACTTTTTGGTTAAATGACTGTATAATGTTTACATACAATAACAAAACAGGAGCAGAAACCATGAAAAAACTAACATATTATTTCAAAGTAGGTGAAAAAGAGTATAAAGTTAAGGCTGAATCCGCTGGGCATGCCATGCAATGGATGAATCGTAACGTCATGGATGCCCTAAACATGGGCCCTTACGCTTGGATGGACAGCGTCTTACCACGCACTTATTACTGTTCTGCGGGTAATTATTGGGACTAATAAAATCAATGACTTACAAGGCCAAAATTTTGGTTGACAAAACGGTAAAAATCATGTATAATACTACGTATAAACAATAAAAAAGGAGCAATAAATGACAGTAAAAACATATAAAGTAGCAGGTATTTCGTTACATAATGGCAAGTATAAGGTGCGTTATGCGAATAACAAATCACGTGCTAAAGTATTAGCTAAGAATGGTCACACTAACGTTGAGTTGGTAGTGTTTAAAGAAGCATTACCTAAGGAAGATTTGATTGACCAATTACTTAATTATACTTTCAAAAACTTAGAAGCTAATCATGCTATCCGTGCTGAAGCAATTGAATTAGGCTTTAAGTTATAAAACACTAGGGGACAGGATTAGTCCTGTACGGGTCGTTGCGATCCTGTGGAGCCCTGGACTTCCACAAAAACCGCAGTCACTTTTTGCTGGCTTTGACTTAAAATAAAAACCAGCACTAATTTTAATAAGGAGCAGATATGACATCCAATGTTTTAATACAAAATTTGAAAGCTAAGATCTCAGAATTATCACAAGATGATCTTGAACAAGAGTTTGAGCTCTACAAGAACCTACAGGCCCGTAGCGTCCGTGATGAGATCTATCAAGAGTTATTGGCGCAGGAGTTAGATAAACGTGAACAATTAGAGGAGTGGGCGTAATGACTTATACAATTTTAAATGTGATTTCTTTAGCGACTATTTTAGTAGCTGTATTTTTCCTTGGTCGTGCCTATGAAGTTATGCAACAGATCAAAAAAGATACCAAAGAGTGGAGCAAAAGATAATGGCTATCTACGATCCCACAGACGATGCTCGTTTAGAACAAGAACAACCTAAACAGCGTATCGTGGCTTGGAGTATCTCAGCAGTTTGGGATAACGGTGAAGAGGAACAGATCACAGACATTCCTGATGATGTTAGCCAACCTATAGATGATTGGTTGACAGAAGTAGAAGAACAACAGCTTGAATTCAATGGTGAGGGGATATAAAAATGTTATTTTCCATGCGTGGTAGATTTGCTACCAAACGAATATTTAATCCAAAGGATACTGAGGATCTAAAAGCCTACAAGTATTTCTTGAAGCACAACAACTGGGGCAAGAACGGCTGTCCATTTGAGCTTGAATGGCCTTGGATCAGCATGCCCTACATGATTGCACACAAGATAGCAGAACACACAGTTAAATCAATCTAGTAGTTCGCGTTAGGGCAGGTTTTCCTTTTTCCTGCCCTTTCTTTTGACTTAAATATCTATATGGCCAGTTACTCAATAAATGCTGACTCAGTTAGCCAAATCACCCCAGTCCTAGCTCGTGGACCTATTATCATTACATCCACGGTCAACATCTATTGGCGTGTAGGTGAAAATCCTGTAGCTGACAATAAATGTGCTGTGATACGAGCAGGCACTACACAAACTCTACGCATACCTGTTAAATGCAGCCGGATAGCTATACTAGCAGTCAAAGAACCCGGTTGGGTCACAGTATACGAAGTCAACGGAACAAAAGCCAGTTGTTCTAGTTAAAAGTTGATAAATAACTTAAATATTCCAGGAAATCAAACATGGCAACACAATTATTAATCTCAGTAGCAGGTGCCAGCACACCGAGTGCGGCCTTGGTCAGCACCAGGGTTAAGGTAGTCAGCAACGTGGCTTGTTATTATGCAGTAGGTACCGCTCCAGTAGCTTATACCACAGGTAACTGTGCCCTATTACCAGCTAACACAGTGCGCGATATCATAGTAGGTGAAGGCAGCTATACCAGCCAATGGACACAGTTAGGCAACGTGGTAACCAGCACTACTGCTCCTAAAATCGCATTTATTACATCAACAGCTACCACAGCTGGCATCACAGTCATTGATGTTGGCACGGTAGACTTCGCAAGGACAGCAGACTAATATGAAAGCCGCAGAAATCTTAAGAAAACTAGCAGACGTCATCGATCAACATAGTTCAGAGGACAATCGTCCTACTAACTCAGTACCACATGCTGAACTTGAACCAGTTGAAGTTGATCACACAGACCATACAGAAACTACCACTTTCGTGACACCTCTACAAGCCAAACTAGAACTGCTGAAAAAATCAGTGGGCGTAGACAGCGTCTATGATCAAGAATCGGGTTGCGGGTGTGATTGCGATCCATGTGAATGTGGTTCAGATGAAGATGAATTAGAACTAATCAAGTCTCGTGCAGGAGTTCCAACGATAGCTGTCCAAGAAATGGCAGATGATGAACCCCTTGAAGGTTAATCACCAATGATCTACGAATTTTTTACCAGCAGAAATAGTCTAGCTAATGTTGCTACTTTCGTAGGTCAAGCTGGTAGATTATTCTATGATGGCACTAATGGTGTACTAAAACTCAGTGACGGCATCACCCCGGGTGGTGCAAACATTCAACTACCAGTGGCAACTACTACTTTACTCGGTGGTATCAAAGCAGGCCCTGGTGCTAACGTAGCAGTAGATGGTACGCTTACCATTGACACTACAGGATTGCCATTGAGCATTGGTAACCTTGAAATACTCGATACTACAATTAAAACAGCACAGATTAATCGTGATTTATTTTTAGTATCTAACGGTACTGGCAACGTCGTTCTTATTGGTGAAGTTCAATTTTACAAACCCAATGGTTTCCCTCCCGTAGGTGACCCAGTCTTTAGAGTTAAAAATGACGGACAGTTAAGAATTTTAGTGCCCGCCGAAGATCCATTTGAAGGCGGTATTGAAGTCATTGGCAGTGCCACGGGAAAATATATTGCACCAGGACAGCCAGGCGCTATGATACAAATGACAGGCAATCCCAATGTGCCTGCAAGAATGTATTTAGACGGCAATGCTGAATATGCCAGTTTCGTAGCACGTCGATTCAACGGTAATGTTGCAGTGCCCACACAGGTATTAGCGGGTCAAGACGTATTCCGTATCAATGCCACAGCCGCTACCACATCAGGTGTAGGCAACGTATCATTGGCACAGATACGCATGGCTGCCCTAGAAGATCAAACACCAACAGCACAGGGCAGTAAGATAACATTCATAGTAACACCCGTAGGTAGTCCAGCCGCCAGCCGTGTTGATGTGGCTAATGTTACTGTAGCCGACGGCGTGTGGGCAACTAAGTTTACTACTCCGGGTAATGTCACTGCCGGC